AGACATATGAAATATGATGTCTCTATCCCACTATAACGGAGTTGTTGAAGTCCTTATGCCGGTTACATGAAAAGATGGTTATTCGGGTCATGTTTATCGACTAAATGGAGCTTCGTTATTAAACACTTTTCAAACAATTTTTCTTTGTTTGTTCTGTTCTCTATGTGTGTGAGTGTGTAATCCTGATCTAATTTTTTACACCTCTATATTAGTAAGCTGGAGTGAACTAGAAGATTGAGCTCGTACGCCACAAAAATTTTTGATGTTCTGTCCCAGATATGAATTAGAGGAATAACTTTTAGAGAAAAGGTTACAATGTTTTGTGCTTCGGCGATTTCAATAATACTCTATTATTTAGCTTAAGGTAATAGGTTTAAATTATTGTCATATGTATATTAATTAAGTAATAGTGTTAAAAGTCATTTTAACATTATAGATCTTGTATCATGCTACTTTCCTAACGTCCTGGAAATGGTGTGTATCTTTAATGATGAATATGAGGTCGATTATAGTTCTGCAAAGCCTAAACGCCGGTTGATGGCATGCTAAGCTCTTGTGAAGTTGTATTACAACCTATCGTAAAACCGATGTTGTAATCGTCACTGTTGAGTTGAGGTGGGAGATAGACCTGTCTTACTATTTTAGCGAACTGTAATTATATCGGTTGTATTAATTATGACTCATTCAAAACAATTAGGAGAAAAGTATATGAAGCAGTTTTTGGACTTACCAAAGTTCTTTTCTGCAATTAATAACGTTCGAAGCGGTGAAATACACAAAATGTGTACCGAGGTCGTTAAAAATTATGAACGTGATTGGGATTTAACTTTAGATAACAACACATATAATGATATACGACGTTTTAAGAACTTATTGAATGTGATGAAAGTGAAAAATGATGTGCCTAAGATTGATAAATATGAACGTAAACGTAAGTTTATTGCTCAAATGTTTAGTTCTGTGGCTAAAGTTAATACAGCAGTTGATAAAACATCTGAAACTTTAGATAAAGTTTCAAATTTAGTTGACAAATTTAATGAAATTGTTGATACGAGTTCTAATGATATTAAGAAGATTTGTTCTAATTTGAGCAGTTTTTCTAGTGTATTCACGCCTGATAGTGGTGTCATTTCAACTTTAATGGTATATTTTGTTAAATTTGCATCTTTAGGTTATTTATTATTGCAAGAACAAAATCGTTCTGTGACAAATGTAATAGCATTATTGACCCTTATTTTACCTACTAGTGTAGGTAGCTATCTTATTGATAGTCTGACTCGAGCAATCCAGGGAATATGGGATCGATTTGCTAAAAAACAAGAATTTGTTGCACAGGGTAATGATGATTCGATTGTTACAGCCTTTTTTAAAGTGTCTGTTGAAATGATTTCATCTATGTTTAAGACTGTGCCGTTGGAAAAATTTCGTGAAATGCAAATATCGGTGTCTAAGATTAAAATGGTGTCAGACTATTTACGTAATTCTACTACAATATTTGAATATATTATTAAGTTATTTGAAAAATGTATGTTAATTATTGGCGATAAATTATTCAAGTTATATGGATATTTTCCAAACTTTATGAAAGAAGATTCAATAGCTGATATTGTAGATAGATTTGTTAAAGTTAAAGAAGATCGTTTGGATGTTAGTGCTAAAACTAACTCGCATAGTGCACGTATTATTGTAAATTTATATAAGGACGCTTTACATGCGCAAGCTAAACTCGTTAAATCTAATAAACGAGCTGATTTTGGTCAATCTAAAATCTTAGCTTATTTGAGTATCATTGTGCGTAGTTTGGAAACAGTTATTGCTAAAGTTCCAGATCATGTTAAAGGTACTAAGAATGCTCGCCGAACTAAACCCTTTTGGATTTATATTCATGGCGATCCGCGTATTGGTAAGACTAGTATGTTACAACCTTATATTATTAATGTTTTGGCTAAAGAGTGTAATTTTATAGAATCTTATGAAGATTTCTCGAATTATACTTATTTTCGTAATTGTGGAGCTGAATATTGGGAAAAATATGTGGGTCAACCTGTTTTATGGTATAATGACCTATTTCAAGTTTTTACTGATTCTAAACGTGTAAATGATGGTATAGAAGAGTTAACAAATGTTGTTGATGATAATTTATATCCATTAAATATGGCGTTTGAAGAAAAACATTCTATATATTTTGATTCACGCTTAGTTATAAGTAATGCTCAGGCTGATATTGTTGGACAATCATT